CAAGTGTCCGGGAAGCTCCTGATCGGCGAGGGAAAGCCAGAATGGGGAGCGGAGCCCGGAAAAGACTACTACATCATCCGGATCGAGGAGGTCGAAGATCTCATTACGGATTCGAAAAGCTACGCCAGAGATGGTGATGCGCCGTTTCAGCTGATTGATTGCCAACAGGAGGAGCAAACATGACACATATCAACGACATTGTTTTCGTGCTTTTCCTTGCGATATGGGTTATCGTGACGGAAATCAGGGTGCGGAGACTGATGGATAGAATAAGTTTTTTGACAGCAAGGCTTGCGGAGGTTGACGGCGACTGCTGTGTGGTGCAGCGGACGGTTTACGGTGCAACACTCGAAGAATTGGCAGAAAAGAAAGGAGAGAAGCATTGAAAAACTTTGTAGAGCTTCGCAAAAGAACATATTATCGTGGAGGCTATATCTCGACGCCTATTCTCGTTGCGATCGACGATATTTCAAGAGTGATTGAGTGCGAGGATGATCGTGATTTCTCAAATTTGGTAACAAAAGACGGGAAGGTACACAACCTTAACGAGCACTATATGGATGTCGTCAGAAAAATCAAAAATGCGACAGAAGAAAGCGAGGAGGCGTGATGCCAAAGGGAAGAGGAATGGCCAACCTGCTCCGGAACGTCGAGCGGCAGATGAACGAGGAGCACGACAAACAGGACCGTATCCTCAGGGCGGCCGCGCTGATCACGATGCACCGCCACTGGGGATGGCGCGAGAAACGGCTCCTCGGTCTCCTGGAGATGATCGACGAGGTCATCTCCGAGTGCGGGGACACCAAACAGAAAAGCATGATACAGATGCTCGACGAGGAAACGGGGATCGAGCTCCAGAACGGTGACGGCAAGAGCTGGAAGGAGCTGGCCTTCCTCAATGCCGAGATCGACATCGGAAAGCTGACCTTGCCGAAGCTGATCTACATGAGACAGCAGGAGCTCAAGTGGATCCCGTCACTGGTCATTGCCTACATACTGCTCGCACTCCACCGCAAATGCGGGTTCGGAGCAGACAGGTGCGGAAGGGTGTATGCGCAGATCCTCGAGGTCGAAGAAGAGTTCAGCTGGTCCGAGAAGGACGTGGCCGAAGCCTGCCGGAAGGAGACAGGCATTGATATTGACAAGGTGCAGTTTTTGAGGGAGGTAAGCGATGGATCCGGTAAAAAAACTGGATGAGATGCTGACGGAAGCGGGGATCCCGCATGAATACAACGTCGAGCTGTGGGGAGATATGACCGGGCCGTACAGGGCATCCGTACATGGATTCTGCGAAGCGGACAAATATCTCCGCAACCAGATCGTATATGGTCGGCTGGATAACGGTATCTTCAAGGTATCGGCTATATGGCAGCGCGGATCCTACGGGCGCGTAGGACATCTCCTGGAGGCATACGGATCGCTGATAGGCAATTCGCCGAAGATCTTATCGACAGAGGACGTGTTCAAGCTGATCGAGGCCGATTGGAAGAGAGTATGAAGTGCAGAAAGTGCGGAAGGGAACTGAAGGACCCGGAGAGCATAGCCATAGGGATAGGGCCTGTGTGCCGCGAGCGCGACCACAAGATGCGCGCCCGGCATACGGGATACCGCGCTGCGGTACCGGGGCAGATGACACTGTTTGATATATGGGAGGAAGATGATGGCGGAAGAGAAGGTACTGATAACGCTGACGAGGGAGGAGCTGGAGAACCTGGCGACAGAGGCGGCCCTTAAAGGGGCGGCGATGGTGATGGACAGCATGGCCAAAACGCAGGAGGAGAAGCTCCTTAAGATGCGGAAGCGCCGGCTCCACAACACCCGCCTGCTCCTTCGCAATTACGTCGTGATGAAGGAGAACTGCGAGGAAGCCGTATACCGCAGGACGGCGGCAAAGAGCGACTTCGATTTCTTCCAGGAACTTATGAGCGACCGGGACAGGTCTGACGAGATGATCATAGCCAGCATAAGGGAGTCCTCGGAGCGCACAGCGCTGATCCTCTCCCACATAGACAAGATGATCGCCGTCTACAAGGATTACTGCTCAAGGAGCAGCGAGAGGGAGCGCCGGCAGTACAGGGTGATGAAATCCATCTACCTGCTGAAATCCAAAAAAACCGTCCGGGAATTGGCTGAGGAATTCAGCGTGACGGACAGGACCATACAGAAGGACCGCGAGATAGCGGAAGAACGCTTATCTGTGCTGTTTTTCGGCATCGACGGACTGCGGCTCTCGGACGGATAAAACGCCAAAAGAGAGCAAATAACGCAATCGGTTAATTTCGTTTTGACAACATCTCGGTTTACGTGTATGATTAAAGGCGTAAAATTCTGATCATTTCCGGGGCACCCTGCGTTGGCAGGGTGCCTCTTTTATTATGTGCGGGAAAGGTGGTGGACACGGCAGCAGGCACGAAGAATTGCTCCTCAGTCTTGTTAACGAGAAGGAGGACCAATGGAAAACAAAATCGTATCGAAATTCAAATCGAATCCGACGGACTACTACGGCATGAGTATTGCAGCCTCATGGGCCGGAGTGGGCTCGTTGATGAACAGTATCACAATGACACACACCTACGGGCTGATCCCCTCGATGATCTGGGGGTTCGGCAACTCGATCGCGTGCATCGTCTTCGGGATCGTCGCATGCCGTCTCACGACATTCAGGGACCTCATGCGCACGAAGGTGATGCAGTACATCATCGGCGTGATCAGCGTGTTCCAGCTCTGGCTGAACATGAACGGTATCCGGGAGATCTACGACGGGACGTACATCGGCACGAAGGGCGGGACGGTCATAGTGTATACGGTTTGCATATTATTCATTCTGCTTCTGCTGAAATTCGGGATGATAAGGAACGTGCTGACAGACACATGGAGCTGGTTCGCCGTGATGGGCCTGGTATTCTGCCTGACGGTGGCTGCCATGTGCACGACACCCGATTCCGCGGTCACCGTGCCGCGCCTCGGCCTTGAATGGGAGAACATGAAGGTGGGCCTCTGGAAAGGCTTCCTCTTGGTGCCAGGGCCGTTCACGTTCCCGTATTTCTACAAGATCCTTGATTATAACGACAGTAACGATGACGAGACAAAGAAGATCGATGTCAGAAAGTCGTTCACGCTCGGCGGGATCCTGTTCGGCGCGTACATGCTTTTCACCTATGTGCTCGCGATCGTGCAATTCAGCCCGCTGCTGATGTTTGTAAAAGCAGTTCTCATCTCGCTGATTGGTATTTCCACAATCTCAACATTCCTTTATTCCGAGTATATTGTTTTCGGCCGGAAGCTCGGCCTTGCCATAAATGTGGTCGCGGTATTCTTCTGGCCGCTCTTTATCTCCATGGGCGTCATGGGAGTATGGACCCTCATGGCCTCGATCCGCGTCTACCTTGTAGCCGGCATGCTGGCGATCGCACTCATTAAGAGCGCGATGCAGAGAAGGGAGGCGGCCGTATGAAGATCACGAAGATAAAGCTCACCGACCTCAAAAAGCCGGAAAGGAATGTAAGGAAGCACACGGACAAGCAGATGGTCGAATATGTGCGCTCCCTGGAAATGTTCGGACAGATCCGCCCTCTGGTGGTGGACGAGGACCATGTTATCATCGCCGGCAACGGCCTCTATGACGCGCTCATGAAGCAGGGGGCCGATACAGCTGACTGCTATGTCGTCACAGGGCTGACGGACAAGGAGAAAAAGAAGCTCATGCTCGCAGACAATAAGATCTTCGAGCTCGGATACGATGATACGGACGCATTCGACGCGATCCTCAAGGAGCTTGAAGGGGATGTGGATATCCCCGGATGGGACGAGGACCTGCTGAAAATGCTCAATGCCACTGCCGAACAGGCCATAGCGGAGGCTGAGAACTATGGGGTATTCCCGCAGGAAGACGTACAGAACATTCAGAAGGGGGAGGACAGGAAACCAAAAACCGCCGAAAGCGGTTCTTATGAACCCGTACAGGCGCCGAAACAGGACGATGCGCCCACAGATGGGCCTGTCACGGCCGATGCTCCTGCGGATCCGGAGCAGGAGGGGCAGGAGACGCGCAGGTATGTGATCTGCCCGAAATGCGGCGAGAAGGTGTTCCTGGCATGACGATACGGAAGAGACAGATAAGCATGAACGTATTGGAGGCGGCAAAGAGGCGGATCCGCAATGTCTTCTCCAACGGATGCAGGATATACATGTCGTTTTCGTCCGGGAAAGACTCCCTGTGCATGTCGAGCCTCGTATACGACATGATACGGACAGGGGAGATCGACAGGCGCCTCCTGACGGTGATATTCGTCGACGAGGAGGGCCTGTACCGGTCGATGGTCGAGGCCGCCGAGAGATGGCGCGACAAGTTCAGGGCGGTCGGTGTCCCCTTCCTCTGGTTCTGCCTGCCGTTCAAGCAGGTTTCCGTCATTGACCACCTCTCGACATCCGAGAGCTGGATCACATGGGAACCGGGCAAGGAAGATATATGGATGAGGAAGCCCCCGAAAGGCGCGATCATGTACAGCCCGCTCCTGTCGTATCCGGGAGAGATGAACTACCAGACATTCTGCAGGAAGTTCTGCTCTGACGGCATACAGATGATAGGCCTCAGGACCGTAGAATCCCTCACGCGCCTCCAGGTGATGTCCAAGATCGACCAGCGGACCATAAAACCGGGCGGCGCCTTCTATCCGATCTACGACTGGAAGGACAACGACGTATGGCTCTACATAAAGGAGCGCGGCCTTGAGTTCCCTGAGATCTACATGCGCCTGTACGAGGCAGGCGTACGAAAGAACAACCTGCGGCTGTGCTGTTTCTTTGGGGACGTCAGCACGCAGGGGCTCAGATGGGTGGCGGAAACCGACAACGACCTGTGGGAGCGCATATCGAAAAGAGAACCGAATGCATACCTTGTGCTGCTCTACTGGGACAGCGAGATGTTCAGACGCAGCACATCAAAACGCCGGGAGCTGGAAGAGGACCAGGAGAAGAAAGACTACCGGGCGCTGTGCGAGGACCTGCTCTTCCTCAATACGGGGAAGTACACGATCGCCAGCGACACGAAGAAGAACATCCGCCAGTGGCAGAACCTGTTCAAGAAGTCGTACGGGATCGCCACAGACAAGCACTACAAGCGCATGTACGAGGGCCTTCTTTACGGCGACCCGAAGATGCGCGTGTACAGGATCCTCTATCAGTCCATCTACAACGACTATGCGGTCGCAAACAAAGGGGGAGGTGCTGCGGTATGAAGGAAATGGACCTGTTCGCACCCCTCAGCACATTGCAGTGGGTAGACCGCAGTAAGCTGAAGGCAAACGACTACAACCCGAACAAGGTATCGAGGGACAACCTCAAGCTCCTCACGCAGTCCATCCTCACGAACGGATGGACGCTCCCGATCGTCGTACGTCCCGATTACACCATCATCGACGGTTTCCACAGATGGACGGTAGCAGGGCAGGAACCGCTCAAGAGCAGGCTCGGCGGAAAGGTCCCTGTCGTGATCGTCGACCACAAGGGAAACGAGGAGGAGGACGTATACGGCACCATCACCCACAACAGGGCGCGCGGAACGCACCTGCTGGAGCCCATGAAGGCGATCGTGAAAAAGCTCCTCGATGAGGGCAAATCGGTGCCCGAGATCGGCAAGCAGCTGGGCATGAAGCCCGAGGAGATCTTCCGCTTATCCGGTTTCACGAGGGACGAATTCCTCGACATGATGACGAAGGACGTGAGGGGATATTCCCAGGCGGAGATCATCACGAGGATATGATTTGGAGAAGAAAAACTGTTATACATCATGTAGAACACAGCGGCGCGGACGATGACCCTGACTCTGCGCCGCTGTTTCTTTTATGCCGAAACACACAAACGTGGGCATCGGAAGGAGGTGACGGACAATGCCGAGGGCACGAAGCCCCGACAGCATCAAAGCGGAGGAGATGTACCGTGAAGGCGCATCCCTTGTCGCGATTGCTGACCAACTGGGCGTCTCCCCCGGTACTGTCCGGAGCTGGAAGAACCGGCAGAAATGGGACGGGGAGCCAGAACCGAAAAAGGGACAGAAAAAACGCAACGTTGCAAAAAAGAAACCAAAAAAGAAAAGTGCAACGTTGCAGAAAAAGAGAGGCGCTCCGCCCGGCAACAAGAATGCCGTTGGCAACACCTCCAGCAAGCCTCGCAACCAGAAGGCCGTCAAGCATGGAGCCTATGCCGCTGTGTTCTTCGACTTCCTCTCTGACGAGGACAAGGCGCTTGTCGAGGCCATGAATGAGATCGACGTCGAGGAGCGCCTCCTGATGGAGATACAGACGCTCACGATCAGGCAGAAGAGGGTTATGAAGGCCATCGAAGCGCAGAAGAAGGTCAAGAGCAAACTGTATGTTGCGTCCATCGACAAGACGGACAACAAGCGGTCCTTTGAGGGCTCTGAGGAAGAGCAGAAATGGCAGAAGGAAGCCTATGAGAATTACAAGGATGCACACAACCAGCCTCCGGGCAACCAGTCGCAGATCACCACGAGGACAGAAGCGACGATAGACCTCATAAGTCGTCTCGACCGTGAACTGACGTCCATACAGCGCCAGATCACAGCCAACCTCAAACTCCTCGATGAAGTGCGGCAGAAACGTATCGAGAACGCGCGAGCAGACGAGCTTCTTCCTCTGCAGAAGGAGCGTATCGATGCGGAGATCGAGCGTCTTGACGCACAGACGAGCAAGATACTCGGCACCAACATGGAACTGGAGGACACGAGCGAAGCGGACGAACTTCTGTATGGATCGGGAATGGAGGTGACAGCTGATGCGTCAGAAACACCGGATCCTGAGGAATGAGCGCCGCACGATCAGGCAGACCAGGAAGCAGACAGTAACCTATCACTGGTCGCAGAAGCACATCGTGTACATCCGTAACTGCGTCAGCTGTGCCTACAACATCGCCGAGGGCGCTGTCCGTGCAGGCAAGACCGTGGACAACGTGTATGCGTTCGCCCATGAGCTGAAAACGCATCCGGATAAAGTGTTCCTGGCCACAGGAGCCACAGCCGCCGCTGCCAAGATGAACATTGGCGATTCAAACGGCATGGGGCTTGAGTGGATCTTCAGGGGGCAGTGCAGATGGGGAAAGTACAAGGGCACAGAGGCGCTCATGATCAAGGGGCCTGACACCAAGAACAGGCTCAAGGTGGTAGTGTTCGCAGGGGGAGGCAAGGCCGACAGCTATAAGTCATTCCGAGGCTTTTCCATCGGTATGTGGATAGCGACAGAGGTCAACCTGCACCACGACAACACCATCAAGGAGGCGTTCAACCGTACGCTTGCAT